GTTCAACTAACTGCAATAACCCTTGGCGGATTTAACGGATTAAACAATTAAAAAAAATGAGTAAAATAAAACCAATAGGTAGTGAAAAACTACAAGGAAATGAAAAATTACTAAGAATCATGGAGATTGCTAAGTATAAAGAAGTAATTCCAAATTCTATAAATGAAACATCTTCTGTTGATTATAAAATAACTTTGGCGGATGGTAACACATATTCGATTGTTAAAGAGAGATTAGGTTACATCATTAAGAAACAAATTAACGAATCTGTATCTGATTATATTGACAATATTAAAAACAGAAAACATTTTTCTTCTTATTCATCTGCAATGAGAAAATTAAATTTAATGGCTGGTGAAATTAATAGAGTTAACGGTATTAGTGAAGGTATTTCATTATTTACTGAAGATAAAAAGTATATGTTGAAGGCGCCACAACCTAAGGTTGAAGCTCCAACTGAAGTACCTTCAGATTTACCACCACCGTCACCATCACCTGAGCCATCACCGGCTCCTGAAGATGCGATGCCAACACCTTCATCAGATGAAATGCCGGCATCACCTGAAGGTGAAGAAATGGATACTGAT